ATTTGTGCTTCTTTTGCTGCTGCCGCATTGATTTTTTCTTGTTCGGCGCGAAGTTTTGCCGCAATTGCTTCCTGTTTAGCGGCAGCCCGCTCGGCTGCTTCATTTGTCTTGCGAATATCTGCCAAACGTTTTGCTTCGGCCGCTTGTTCCGCCGCTTGACGCTTCAGCAGGTTTTGTAAATATGCATTATATTGTTTATCATTTTCGGCAATCGCCCTTTGCGCTGCCTTAACTGCAGCGGCCTCTTCTTTTTGCCGCTGGGCTTCACGAGCAGCGGCATCGCGCTCTTCTTTGCGACGTTTCTTTTCTTGGTTTTGTTCCCATTTGTCATAAGCACGCTTGGCTGCATCTTCGTCCTGTTTAGCCGCTTTCGCCTGCGCCGCTGCTAGTTTCGCTTGCTGTTGTTCAATCCTTTGCAAGCCTTTGACAAGGGCTTCGATAAATGAATTCGTCTCACGTTGTACAAGCTTGAGTTGACCGGTATCGGCCTCAACCTCAAGCATGACCTTGGTCGTAAAATCACCGCCAAGCGCTTCTGCTAATTCGCGTGAAATCTTTTCAGATATATTTTTTGACGTTACACCAAGCTTATTGATTTCTTCAATAAGGTCGCTGGCATCACCTTTTATATTAAAGGAAAGATCTTCAGCCACCTTGTTTCATCGATACGCTAAAATATGCTTCCGATGAAAGCCAATAAAAAACCCCCTTTCGGGGGTTGTTAACTGAATTATCGCAGTAGATCAAGTGTTTACGTCCAGATCGATGCGATACGGGCCATAACCCACCACAGTGGCTTCCCAGGACACAATCGAACCAGCCTCGATGGATTCGGTATAGCCGGTCAGGGTGCCATAGCCGTACACGGTCTCGTCGGTGCCAGTAGGGCCAACACGCACGAACTTCACGCGCAGAGCATCAGCAACGGTGTTCTGCTCGGTTAAACGCAGGATTTGATAACCGGCATCCTTGAAGTCAGCCACGCCAGCGAGGGAGATGCTCCAAGACTTGGAGGTCGGAATCGAGACGTTGAAACCCTTGGTCTCGTTGTCATAGGTCAGAACATCCTCCGAGTTGGTGTCGGTCTCAAGGGAGGCGTTCGTCAGACCATAGAGACGAGCCGGATTGTCAGTGCCGTCCATGTCAAAGGCAGCACCATCAATCGTAAATTCCGCATCGGCATAAGCAACGCTATCTGCGGGGCTCACCAGAGTGGTAATATCAATAAAACCACCACTGGTGCCAATACCAGCGGTAACGCTGGTGAAATCAACGTCCACATCAGCCGCCAGCAGGGGCACAATGTAAACATCATAGCCGAAAGCGGCTGAATAGTTAGCCATAGAAATTAGCTAGGGTAGAATCCTAGGGCAATGGACATAAGCAGGCTACCCTGCTACTTTATATTACCAACCACAGTAAATTAGAGTTAGTGTACCCATCTTCAACTCGGAAATCATTACGTAACAGTTAACACAGCAATGTCAGAATTAACGTCTGGTGCCGTAGCATCACTTGAGACAACGCACCGATACTGATTGCCATCCTCTGAAATGTTTAACACGGTAAATGTATAAGTCGTACCGGTAGCGCCAGAGATATTACCAAATCCGCTTCCGGTATCAATTTGCCATTGATAGCTCAAATTGCCGCCATCATTTGTCTCGGCGACAACTTCAAAGATGATTTCGTCATCCACCATAGCCTCAATGCTTTCAGGCTGCAATGTAATAGTAATCATATCTTCCTGTGGTGTCACCGTCAGCACGGCTGCGGTCGAATTTACATCCGGTGCGGTTGCATCGCTTGAAACGACGCATCGATACTCATCGCCATCTTCGCTAACATCAGCAACAGTAAATGTGTAAACATCACTGTTGGCACCGGAAATGTTACTAAAGCCACTGCCTGTATTTCGCTGCCATTGATAACCAAGGTTGCCTCCGTCTGATGTTTCTGCTACCACTTCAAATAGTACTTCGTCACCCTCAATAGCTTCAACGCTTTCGGGTTGTAATGTAATCGTGATTTCTCCGGCGGGTGCGCCAACAGTCAGGGTCGCAGAATTTGAATTCACATCCGGTGCAGTGGCATCACTTGAAACAACACATCGATAAAGATCTCCATCTTCGGTAACACTTGAAACAATAAATGTATACGAGGAACTGGTAGCTCCGCTAATGTTGCCAAAGCCGCTTCCAGTATTCTTTTGCCATTGATATCCCAAGTTACCGCCATCATCAGTCTCGGCTACCACATCAAACGTAACCTCGTCACCCTCTTCGACGCTGATGCTGGCCGGATGTTCAGTGATTGTAATTGTTCCCGTTTCCGCTGTCACCGTTAATGTTGCCGCGTCTGATGTCACGCTCGGAGCAGTTCCACTACTGGCAACCACACACCGGTATTCGTTGCCGTCCTCGGATTCGTTGCTAACAGTAAACGTATAACTGGCGCTTGTGGCCCCGGAAACATTTGTAAAACCGCTACCTGTATTGCGTTGCCATTGATAGCTTAATGTTCCACCGTCATAAGTCGTAGCACTCACGCTGAACGTAACGCTGGCGCCTTCGGCCACGGATTGATCTTCTGGCTGATCGGTAATTTCAATGTAATTATTGGAAGTGGTCAGAATGGGCGCCGTACTAGGAATCAGCAACAATGTCTGAGCTTTTGCCTTAAGGCCATCGGCAACTGCAACTGTTTCAATTGATCGCGAACCACCAAAAATCATCATCGCACGCTTGACCGCATTGGTCATGGTCAAACCACTCGCTGGCTCCCATACAATAAAAAATACTTTCCAGGTAACATTCAAGTCAGAACTACTAGTTAAATAATCCGTGCGTGAAATATCTGCTGCATCATGAATGATAACCTCTAAACCGGACTGCGACTTCAGACTTGGCAGATCAGCACCTGGCGTGCTGACCGTAATTGATGGAAATGTTGCGTTATTCGCTGTAAAGGTATATTCTCCAACATGTGACATGAACTCGCTGTCGCCAGTCAAAACATCATATACTTCTTCCGGTGTAGTCGCAAAATTTTGTGCCACAACACCTCAAAATGTCTAAAATATACTGCCAAACTAGGCACCCTAGTTAGACAATCGCAGAAGCCGCCATGACTTGGCCCACATGCAGCAAACCCTGTGAGATTGTCCAGAATTTAGCTTGAAACATGGTCGGAAGTTTCACTTCTAGGGACACCTGGCCCCTGTACGAGCGTAGTTCTGATTATTTATTCAACATGTCGGCCCTAACGCGCAAGCAGGCTCGGCAACAATGGCGCGAATCAATCAAGACAGCATGGGATAACCGCTGTGCTTATTGTAATAAACCGCCAATTGATGACGCTAGCCTGACCATCGATCACGTCAAACCCAAATGCAAAGGTGGCGAAGATCGTACAAGTAATGTCATTCCGGCTTGCCAACAATGCAACTCCGAAAAAGGTTCAAGCAATTGGGCGGCATGGTACAGAATGCAGCCTTTTTATTCAATTTATGGTGAATGGCGCATCAGACAATGGTTAAAATCCGGGACTGCCGACATGGGTCCATGGGACGAAGAGGATGCCAAGGTCGTTGATGCTTATGCAACGCGACTGCTTGGTTCTTGGCCCGTTGGTGATGTGGCTTAAAATCGTGTAAACGTTAACTGGATATCTTCTTGTGCAATAACTTTAGACTTAATATTCGGCATATCAACAAACCATTCGACACCATGTTCATTGCGCATTTGCAACCGCTTATTGGATGCAGCCTCCTTGCAAATCAGCATCCCGCGAATCATTGATCCATCAAATACTGGCGCCAGAATAATCGCATTTTCGTGAATTAGCGCCAACGGATCCGGTGCAGCCACTTGGCTGTGGCTTGATAAATCTTTGTAAACAAACAACGCCCAACAAGGGAATAATCCCATATCAATTAATGCCATTGCTGCTGCGCCATAACGCGCACTTGGCTTATTTGCATCATCCGCACTGCCATAAAGGCAATACGTATCCATTCCAACAGATTTTGAATTCTTGGAAGTACGCTGTGAATTTACGTATACGGCAGTCAGCAAGGCCGTTGGCCGTTCATTTTCGTGCAATTCCCTACGGCGCAACTTGAAGACCTGTCCAAGGGCATCCAGGACGTACCTAGAGGGCAAATTGCAATAGTTCTGGTACGTGAATTCAGGATCCCCGGCGAACCAAGACTTTAGTTCCCAGTAATATTCATCATATTTCAGGAACTGATCGTCTGGTCCGCCTCGGATTTTCCCACTGCTTCCTCATAAGCATCCTGAGTAATTGATTCCTCAAGCTCCGGGTATTCTTTTGCTTCTTCTTTTTGATATAACTCTGAAATTGCACCCAATAAGTCGGGATGCATTTCAAATGTGTCTTCAGTCGTCCAGTCATCATCAACACGAGACCGCATTAATACAGTTACTTGCGCCAATTCACGAGTCGCCGCTACTCGCGAGATTTCCGCAGTAATCTCCTGGAGCTCTTCCGTAAACTTGCTCTCCATCATCTCACTGTCTTTTTTATCCGCTTCACCTTGAAGATATTTTGAAATCACTTCATAACTTTCCTTGTTGCTTCGCTTGCTTTCCTTGCTAATTTTATTGGCCAAAGCAACCATTAATGATAACGTTTTATCATTGCTGGTAATTTGATTGACGTAATACTTCTCTGAAACCGTCAAATAACCACGTTGTTCAATCTCGATGATACCCGATTCATCGGTTCCAACTTGGATTTTACGACCTGACCGCCGAGGCTGGACAACAAAAGGCAGTTTTTTAGCCATACAACTTAATCGAGCGGCCGTAGTGTACCGTAATTATTTGAATTGAGCCAAAATCGCCTTGCGATAAACATCTCCAATATTATACGTTTCAAGCGTGTATTTCACCCACGGCCGAGGTGGTAAGTAAACTGATCTTGCTAACGGATTGCCATACGGTTGAATGAATCCACCATAATGAGTGATTAACGCATATGGCTCCCGATATGCAATATTTACCTCCCCATCATCAGCCCTCAGTCGTAAACTTGCCTTCAATTTACCCGTGTCAACAATGTTCCGGGGATCACCAGCAACTGAACCATTGACACGTCTGGTGGTCTTTGATCCATCCTTTTTAAATACTGGCCATGACCATAATGGACTATCCATATTTTCATCTAACTTTATTTTTAGTTCCGATAAGATCAATTTGTCCCCAGCCCGTAAACCCGCCGCAACTTGTGTGCTGAAATCCTTTGAGATGAATGTTGCCTTAACTTTACTCGCAAATTGATACGTTAATTTTGGCTTGATCCCTTCAACCTTCGTCCGCATTTTTTGGATGCGCTTGTTGAACTCATCCTCGATATTTCCACTTTTCTTAATCTTTGCCATCTTAATTCAGATACTCCGCACCCGTGATTTGTAATTGTACTCCCTCAATTTCAGCATACAGAATATCATCAATCCCTTGTCCCCCATATACTCCACTACTGCGTTCAATTTGACCAACCATTAATTCATCATCACCAAACTTAAATGATACCTCCCTGCCCGGTTGCATCCATGTTGGCTGTGTTGTCATCGTCGTCCATGTAAAGTCCGATAACTCATCCGTCTGCCAATCTTGCGTCGTTACCTCCGCATACTGTAACGCATATCCGCGATAATAAAATGCATCCCCCGATGCCCCAGGCATCATTTGACCACCCAATTGACTCTCTAGTGGTATCCGTTTTCCACCAGAACTTACCCCCGTATATTGCGTCCTCTTCATAAAACATATCACCACATATTCGGTTGATGTCGTCGCCTGTAAACGACCATCAACTACTTCAATATCATCATCCAATACCGCCAGCACACGCGCATTTGCATATTCCAACAATGGCGATGCCATTAACTTTAATTATTTACTATCTCCTTAGCTTTCCATCCCCCCATCTCGACAAAATCGACACGATTCAATTTGATTGTTGGGAATAAATTTGGAATAAATACCATTCATTTGACGGTACATCCCACATCCATTACACCATACATCAACAATTTGTTGGCTTTCCACAAATTCAATTACTTCCGAAATTTGTGGTGGCACTTCCGGGTGATTCATTTGCCCAATCGGCAACGTTTACATCACACCGATATCATTTACAACACGATACAGTATACCATTATGAACGTATTAATGCTGAATATCCACCATGACCCATATTCCCATTCGTAAACATCGGGCAATATCCAAAATATAAATATAATAAATCACGAATCCTGGAAACTTCCGCTTGCGGACTGTTTAAACCCGCATCAACAACTTCCCACTCCAATACATCCGCCTTAACCAATACACGACCATCTTGTGATACATTCGTCTCTTTGATTGCTGCCTGCGCATCATCCCAATCATCCAATAAATTTCGTACTTCGGTAACTTGTGTTGACGCAATCGTACATAATTCATTCATGCATACCGTCATTTGATCAACCGAATATGTCCCTAACGGTAACCCCGCCGCCAGCAAAACACGAGCTGGATCACCCGCAACCCATCCGCAACTCGTATCCAGCGTCGCCATACAACTTAATTATTAACCTTACAGTTATCTTTCCGACTTGTTAAAATGTCTCAAGATTCACATCCATCCATGCTATTGGAAGCAATCTCAATAATCCTGGCAATACGTTGTAAATCTGAAATCGCCGTTCGCCAATTACTTAAAGCCCTGGCAACCGAACGCCATGATCAATACGCTAAATCATTAATGCTGAAAATTTTACCGCTGCTATCACCCCTGGAACGTGACTGGCTTCGTTCGCTATAATGCCACCACGCCCCCATAGCCCAATCGGAAGAGGCAAGCGACTTAAAATCGCTCTAGTACCAGTTCAAATCTGGTTGGGGGTATTCAAACCTGTACCGGAAAATTTTTATAATTTTTTTCTCGGGTAATTTGGTGGTCGGTTTTCAAACTGGCATAGGGGTTGTATGGGAATTGTTGGCGCGTTTTGAAAGGGGGGTGCCTAGACCCCAACCGGCAGAAAACGGGGGCGGGGGGTGCGAGGTGCAAGAGCTGCGAGAGGTGCCCAGGAGCCCCTAGAAGGCGCCTTATCGGGCTGCGGCGTGGGGCAGGGCCCTGGTGGTACGTGGCAGCATACAAGGCCTCCCAGCGGGCAGAGCACGGCGAGCTTCGTTGTGCCAGGTATTGTAACAATGTGTTACATTAAGACTTGTAACAATTCGCGATCCTGTGCCGCTTTTATGGTAAACGCGAGGCCCTGGGCCACCCCCAGCCCCATCCCCACTAGGTCATCAATCCCGACCCGCTAGGTCGGCTTTTAGCGTGTGCCTATAACGTGCGACACCGTGGGGGTTTGTTAAGGTTTGCGACGGGGAGCTGTACGATCGGCCGGGCTTCCGTTGTAAGATGAGCGAGCGACCGACAGGCCGCGACAATTCACCGAGGGGCTGACCCATGATTGACAAACAAACCGCCGAACTTGACTGGGCAAAGGTTGACCAATACCAAAGGACGCGA